TCCTCTAGAGGGCTGTTGCTCCAGAACGCGGCGGGGGCGCGCACGTTTTTCAGCAACTTTTTGGCCGAAGTCCTTGGGATTATTGAGTTTATGTCGATTTCTTACGTGTTTTCCTGGGAATCTGATCATTTTTCGAGGTTTTTATATGGGTAGGCGTGGAATCAAACCGGGTCCAACGGCAATTAAGATCGCGCGGGGAGTGCAACCAAGCCGAATCAATTTCAACGAACCATACGCGGAATCGGGGGAGCCGCAGATACCGGAGCTGGTGCGGGAGGATCCGGTGGCGCTAGAGGAGTGGCAACGGATGGTTCCTCTCCTGCTGGGGATGAAAGTATTACGGGTTGTGGATGGATCCGCGCTCGGCTTGTACGCTCTGGCCTATTCGCGGTTCGTGAAGGCTCATGCGGTGCTCGAAGCGCGGGGGTTAATGCTCGAGACGGTGACGGGGGAAGAGCGGCCAAGTCCGTATCTGGCGGTGGCCGATCGGGCGGTGGATGTGATGCGGCGGTTTCTCTGCGAGTTCGGGCTAACTCCGAGTTCGCGGTCGTCGATCCGGGCCAGCGGTGGGGCGCGGGATGAACTGGCGGAGTTCATGGCCAAGCGGAAGGGGTCCGGGGCGTGAGGGGAACATTGGCCGTGATTTTCAGATCAAGGAAAGGGTAATGAGTTGAAGCGTGCTTAGTTCTCCATACCCTTGGTTCGGCGGGAAATCGCGGATCGCCCGTGCGGTCTGGAAACGCTTCGGGCAGGTGCGGAATTATGTTGAACCATTCTTTGGCTCGGGTGCGATGCTGCTTTGCCGGCCGCAGCCATTCGATGGTACCGAAACCATCAATGATCTCGATTGCTTCATTGCGAACTTCTGGCGGGCACTTCAGGCCGAACCTGACGAGGTGGCGCGCTGGTGTGACTGGCCCGTGAACGAGGCCGATCTGCACGCCCGGCATCACTGGCTTGTCAATCACACCGGCGAGTGGCGGGCGAAGATGCATGAGGACCCCGATCAGTACGATGTCAAGATCGCCGGCTGGTGGGTGTGGGGATTGTGCCAGTGGATTGGCGGCGGCTGGTGCGAACATCCCGAATGGCAGCAACTTCCGCACCTCGGGGACGCGAGGATGGGCGTGCATCGGACATCACAGCAACTTCCGCATCTCGGGGACGCGGGGATGGGCGTGCATCGGACATCACAGCAACTTCCGCATCTCGGGAACGCGGGGAGGGGCGTGCATCGGACATCACAGCAACTTCCGCATCTCGGGAACGCGGGGAGGGGCGTGCATCGGACATCGCAGCAACGTCCGTATCTGGGCGCTGGCGAACCCGGTACGGGTTTCAGGGGATGCTTGAAACCGTCTCACGACATCCACGAATACTTTGCCGCTCTGGCGGCACGTCTACGCCGCGTGCGCGTCTGCTGCGGCGACTGGTCGCGCGTGCTCGGGCCAACGCCAACGGTTCGTCAGGGGCTGACGGCCGTCTTCCTTGATCCGCCCTATGCGGATGAGGATCGTGACCCGAACCTGTACGCGCAGGAATCGACGATGCTCGCTCATGATGTCCGCGCATGGTGCCTGGAGCATGGCGACGATTCGCGTTTGCGCATCGCGTTTTGCGGCTATGAGGGCGAGCACGACGAGCTTGAATCGCTCGGCTGGAAGTGCCTGGCGTGGAAGGCGCGGGGCGGGTATGGATCGCAAGCCGATCATGACAACCCGAACGCGAAGCGAGAGCGAATCTGGTTCTCGCCCCATTGCCTCCAGCGATCGGAGCAAACGGGATACATTCCGGGATTGCTTGCGTAACATGGCCAAGCGGAAGGGGTCCGGGGCGTGAAAAAACTGGGCCTATGGTGTCCCTCGTGGAAAGTCGATTCCGTATTACTCATGGGAGGATATTTTCATGGGTGACGGACTGTTACAGGGTGGGAGGCGGCGGGCGGTGGAGTCGTTCCGCTCGGTGCGGGAAGCAATCGGGCCGATCGAGCGGGGGATGAGTCTGTTTGCGATCACGCGCGGCCAGTGGTCCATGATCGATGCGGTGCGCTATTGTGTGGCGGAGCTGGGCCGGGCCGATGTGAGTGTCTGGACGTGGACGATTGCCGAGTATGAGATCGAGGTCATGGAAGGGTTGTTGGTGGATAAGGGCATTGGGGGCGCTCGCCTCGTGATCGATTATTCGGCGGATCGGCGGAATTCGTTGTATATCGATCGATGGCGGGGACGGTTCGGGTCGCGCTCGGTGCGGATCTGTCGGAATCATGCCAAGGTGTGCAGGGTGTGGAACGATGAGTATAAGCTACTCTTACGGGGTAGTATGAAGTTGAATCATAATCCGCGATTTGAACAATTCGATCTATCTGAAGGGGGCAAGGCGTTTGCGCTGGTGACTGAGATCGAGGATGCGCTGCCGGTACTTCCTCGCAAGTATTCGAACCATGAGGTGGAGTCGGCTACGGGGCTGAATCGGGCGTGGGAAGCGAAACAGTTAGCGATGTTTGCCGGGGTCAAGGTGTGGAAAAAGTGAAGCCGGCGGGGGGGGTCTCGAGGTGAGGACGTGGCCAGCGAATTAGCGGCCAAGGGCAGGCGCAAGGGAGCTGCACGGGCAAGGGCGCTGAAGCTGTTACTGGGCCGTGGTGTGTGCCGTGATACGGCGGTGCTCTACGCGGATGTATGGGCCGAATATCAAGAGGCGGCGGGGAACATCCGAGAGCATGGCTCGATTGTCCAGCATCCGCGGACGGGCAATCCTATTGCCAATCCGTATTTGGAAATCAGGGACAAGGCGGCGGCGCGGCTGCAGGAATTCAAGGGGCTCAATACGGAAGGGTTATGGTGAGGATGAGGGCGGCCGGTGTGGTTCTGTTGCAAGCCATTGGCGGTTACAGTCTGGTTCAAGTAGCGATCATGGTGGTGGTGATCGGGGCCGTGGTCGGTTTGGTGTTGATCGGGCTGCGGCAATTTGGGCTTGCGATACCGGGCTGGTTGCTACAGGTGTTTGCGGTGGTGCTGGCGGCGGTGGTGATCATCGTAGCGATCAAGATTGTTGCGGGACTGTTCTGATCTCTCATGCGGGTACTGGTCAAGATCGATTCCGGGGCTTTGGCAACGGTGGAGGTGCTCGTGGGTCTTTTCGATGAACTGTCAAGCAAGCTGCAGCAAATGATCGAGGTGACGGCGAGCATTAAGACTGAGATCGAGAATCTCAAGTCTCAATTGGCGGCCGGGGGGATGACGGCGGAGGAGGAAGCGCAATTGACAGCGAAGATCGAAGCGCTGCATACGGCGCTGAATGATGCCAGCGGCGCTTAGACGGAAGCGGCCGGGCAAGGTGTCGGGTGAGGTATCGGGGGAGTGGATCCGCGGTCCAGCGGATGAGGTCGCGATTGCGCAGGGGTGCCGGTTCGACCGGGGGTCCGGGGAGCTGGTCGTTGATTTCCTCGAGCGTTTCTGTCGGCAAAGTAAGGGAATCTGGGCCGGCAAGCTACTCGAGCTGATGGCGTGGGAACGGGATTTCCTGATGCGGGCGTTCGGCTGGAAGCTGGCGGATGGGCGGCGGCGGTACACGACGGTTTATCTCGAGCTGCCGAAAAAAAACGGCAAGAGTACGCTCCTCTCGGGGCTCGGGTTGTACTTCCTCCTCCTCGACGGGGAGGGGGGGCCGGAGGTCGATATCTTCGCCTCGGACAAGGATCAGGCGTCGATTGTGTTCGACGAAAGTCGGCGCATGGTCTTAGCGTCGCCAACGATTGCGAGTCGGGTTGAGATCGTGAATTCAGCGCGGGTGATCGTGAGCCAGGATGGCAAGCTGCGCGCGAATGCCTCTGACGTGGCGGGGGCCGATGGGATTAATCCGTCTGCTCTCATCTGGGATGAGCTGCATCGACAAAAAACGCGGGCATTATGGGAAGTGCTCGAGTATGCAGGTATCGCGCGGCGCCAATTCATGCGGCTGGCGATAACAACGGCGGGGGAAGCGGAGGCGGGGCCGTGGTATGACCAGCGCGAATACTCTCAGCGGGTGAATTCCGGGGTGATCGATGACATTCATCATCTGGGGGTGATCTATTCAGCGGATCCGCGCACCCGCGGCGAGAATGCGGGCGAAGTGGATATTGAGGATCCGGCGGTGTGGCGGAGTGCGAATCCGTCCATGGGGATCACCATGGCGGAGGCGGATTTCCGGCGTGATCTGCGGAAGGCAAGCGAGTTTCCGGAGGAGCTGGCGAATTTCAAGCGCTTGCGATTGGGCCTGGTGGCGCTCGGGGCCGGGGGCTATCTGTCACTCGCGGATTGGGATGGATGCGGCGGGGCCTTTCTTGGTTCCGGGCCGGTGTATGGTGGGATGGATCTTTCGATGAGCCTTGACCTGACAGCGCTGGCGCTTGTGCGGGGCAACGGCGTGATCGGTTTTGACCTTGAGCTGTGGTGTTGGGTGCCGGAGGGTCGGGTGCTGGAGCTGGAGCGCAGGCATAAGGCGCCGTATCGGGCGTGGGCGGAGCGGGGTTATGTCGAGCTGACTCCAGGGGATGCTAACGACTACTCCTATTTGCGGGCGGAGGTCAATCGGCTGGCGAAAGAGCGGCGGGTGCGGGCGTTCTCATGTGATAACTGGAATGCGAACATGCTTTTACAGGCGCTGCACAATGATGATGGGCTGGAAGTGGTGGAGATGCGGCAAGGATACCGATCGGTGAACGATCCGGCCAAGGAATTACGGCGCCTCGTGGTTCAGCGGAAAGTGCGTCATGGAGGCAATCCGGTGTTGCGGTTGATGGTGGAGAATGCGGTGGTGACTACGGATC